AAAGTTTTCTTTGTTCACGGCGGAACAGATACTGCGGACAGAGAAGAAATCAGAAGGATTATGGAGATAGAAAATGATGCAATCGTTGTCGCTTCTTACGGTACTTTTAGTACTGGTATTAATATTAGAAACTTACATAATATTATCTTTGCAAGCCCAAGCAAAAGTCGTGTTAGAAATTTACAAAGCATTGGACGAGGATTGCGACAGTCTACGGGAAAAGACCAAGCAACTCTCTATGACATTGCGGACGATATGCGAGTCGGAAAACACATGAATTTTACTTTACGGCACTTCGTGGAACGGGTGAAGATATATACGGAAGAGAAGTTTCCATTCAAAACTTACAAGATAGGACTAAAAAAATGAAAAATGTAAAGCTTGTCCGACTACAAAATGGAAGTGATATCATCAGCACCACTGAAGAAATTATGGAAGGTCATTACCTATTGACCAACCCTATGGTATATGATGTAACAGACCGAGGCATGACCTCGCATATCATTCTTAGTTTCTTTTTACCAGTTCAGTTGGTAGAAAAGAATGAAGTTATTCTAACTAGCAAAGATATCTTGTTCATCACAACACCAAGTGATGACTTTGCTGAATATTATGAGAACTCTGTGGATAATCTTATTAAGATGGATGCAGAGGATGGTTTTGAGAAGGAAGTCCAATCAGAACTAAATGATAAAATCAAATCGTTAATTGTCCAGGCATTTAATGAAATGGAACCAGAAGAAAAAACAATTCATTGATTTCAATGGTCAACACCGAGACTTTAACACTTGTCAAGCGATTTGTCAACAATTATTATGGTATATTTGAATGAGCACTAAACATTACATCAACAACGCAGACTTTCTACAAGCTTTGATTGCGTACAAAGAACGCAAACTTGCCAATCCCAATGAACCGATACCAAATTATATCGGTGAATGTTGGATGAAGATTGCCGAAGGTCTATCACATAAACCCAACTTCATCAATTATCCTCACAGAGAAGACATGATTGGAGATGGTATTGAAAACTGTCTCATGTACTTTGAGAACTTTGATCCTACTAAGTCAAAGAATCCATTTGCCTATTTCACTCAAATCATATATTATGCATTCTTACGTAGGATTCAGAAAGAGAAAAAACAGCTCTATGTGAAGTACAAATCTACGGAACAACTTGGTATCCTGGATGAATTTGAAATGTTGGAAACAGAAGGTGGTGGTAACAGGCAGTTTGAACTGTATGATAACATTGCCGAATTCATCGAATCTTATGAGGTTGTTCAACAAAAAAAGAAAGATGACAAGAAGGCAGCCGTAAAGAAACCTAAGGGCATTGAAAATTTTTTAGAATGAGATTATGAAAGTAACATTGATAACAGACCAACACTTTGGAGCACGTAATGATTCGATTCATTTCTTGGACTACTATGAAAAGTTTTATAGAGATACTTTTTTTACTACTCTGGATAATTCTGGCATTACCACTTTGCTTATACTTGGTGATACTTTTGACCGTAGGAAGTACGTTAATTTTTACTCACTAAAACGAACAAAGGAGATGTTCTTTGATGTGCTTGCAGAAAAAAATATTCAAGTATACATGCTGGCTGGTAATCATGATACTTATTTTAAAAACACTAATGACGTTAATTCAGTAGACTTGTTGCTACGTGAGTACGATAACATCACAGTTATTGATACACCAAAAACAATCAATGTTGATGGTAACGATATCTGTATGATACCTTGGATTTGTGCTGAGAACTACCAAGAGTGTATGGATGAAATAAACAACACAAAGGCCAAGGTGTGTATGGGTCATTTTGAAATTGCTGGTTTTGCCATGCACCGTGGTATGCCATCAGAAGAAGGATTAGATAGAAATGTTTTTAGAACTTTTGACCATGTTTTTAGCGGCCATTATCACCATAAGTCTAGTAATGGGAACATTCAGTATCTTGGCAACCCATACGAACTTACCTGGCAAGACTATTCGGATCCTCGTGGGTTTCATTTCTTTGATTTGGATTCCTATGATTTGGATTTTATACAAAATCCTAATGTCATGTTTCACCGCATAATCTATGATGACAAAAACCAAGAGATTAAAGAAGTCCTAAACAAAGACCTAAGTGCATGTGTTGGTGTTTATGTTAAGGTTGTGGTAGTCAACAAAACTAATCCATATCTGTTTGACCAGTTTATGAATAAGATATATGGTCTTAATCCGATTGATATTACCATTGTTGAAGATGCTTTAGACTTGACAGACGATGATAATGATGATAGAATTGATGAAGCCGAGGATACTGTAACCATTATTAACAAATATGTGGATGCAATCCAAAATGACGGCATTGATAATAACAGGCTTAAATCCATGATGCGTGAATTGTATGTGGAAGCCCTGAACTTAGAACAGGCATGATAAAGTTTCAAACTATTCGTTGGAAGAATTTGTTAAGTACCGGTAACTCTTTTACTGAAATCAAACTAGACAAATCTCCCAACACTTTGATTATTGGTAATAACGGCGCAGGCAAGTCCACAATTCTGGATGCACTGTGCTTTGGCCTGTTTGGTAAACCATTTCGTAAGATTAATAAACCAAACCTTGTAAACTCAATTAACACATCCGATGCTGTAGTTGAGATTGAATTCTCCATTGGCAAGAAACAATACAAAGTTGTCCGTGGTATCAAACCTAATACATTTGAAATTTATCTTAATGGTGCTTTGCTGAACCAAGATGCCAAGGCGAAAGACTACCAAGACTTTCTAGAGAAATCTATTCTCAAGTTTAACTATAAGTCATTCACGCAAATTGTCATTCTTGGTTCAGCATCCTTTGTTCCTTTTATGCAGTTGACTCCTGCTGACCGCAGAACAATCATTGAAGAATTGCTGGACATACAAATATTTACTGCAATGAATGGTCTCATCAAAGAACGCATGTCTGCAATTAAAGACACAACTACAAGAAACAAGTACGCAATGGAACTTGTGTCTGAAAAAATTCAGATGCAAAAGCAAAACATTGAAGAAAGCAAGAAGAACAATGAATATGAAATTGTAGGTAGAAAAGAAGAAATACAGACAAATCAGAAACAAGCAGAACAACTTTCAAAAGACATTGAGTTGATTCAAAAGCATATTGATGCATTGAATAAGAAGATTGCAGACCAAGCAACAGTTGAAACAAGAAGCAAGAAGTTACTTCAGCTTGAGGCCAAGATTGAAACCTCAATCAAAAAGGTTGAAAAGGATATTGCTTTCTATCACAACAATGACAACTGTCCAACCTGTAAACAAGTTCTTGATGCTGATTTCAAACAAGAACAAATCAATGAACACTCATCAAAAGTGTTGTTACAAAAAGATGGTTTGGTAGAACTCAATAAAGAATATAGTAAGTTGCAAAACCGTTTGGATGAGATTGTAAAAATCTCCAAGCACATTACGGAACATAACAACGAAATCGTAAAACACAATTCAACCATTTCGGCAATCAACAAGTACATTAAAAAACTTAATGCTGAAATTGATGCATTGTCTAAACAGAAAGATACCTTAACTGAAGACAACCAAAAGTTGAAAGACTTGAAAACAGAATTGTCAACTTTGGTAAAAGAACAAGAAGAACTTTCTGTTGAAAAGCATTATCACGAATACGCCGCATCATTGTTGAAAGACAATGGTATCAAGACAAAGATTATCAAGCAGTATCTACCTATCATCAATAAATTGGTGAATAAGTACTTGAAGGCAATGGACTTCTTTGTCAACTTTAACTTGAATGAGAACTTTGAAGAAACTATCAAGTCACGACACCGTGATGATTTCAGTTATTCTAATTTTTCAGAAGGTGAGAAGATGCGTATTGACTTGGCCTTGTTGTTCACATGGCGACAAATTGCTAAGATGAAAAACTCAACAAATACCAACTTGTTGATTCTGGATGAAGTATTTGATTCCAGTTTGGATGGTGTTGGCACAGATGAATTCTTGAAATTGATTCATGATATGGGCAGTGAAACAAATATTTTTGTTATCAGCCACAAAGGCGACCAACTTTTTGATAAGTTTAGGTCCATTATTAAGTTTAAGAAAGTCAACAATTTTAGCCAATTAGAAAAATAAGTTTAAGTTTGTTTTTTTATAAATATAAAAAATAACTTAGGAGTTTAAATGGCTAGAAAAAAAATGTATGATGATTTACCTGAAAGAAGTCATCCAGATTACATGAAACTTTATGCTGAAAAAAATAAAGAAAAACTTAAACAAAGAGGTGTTGAATATAGAAAGAAACGATTAGAATCCAATCCCAATCACTATGCTGAACATTATGAAAAGTATAAAATAATTTATGCTAAGTGGAGAGAAGAAAATCGTGATGTTGTTTCAGAAAAACAATGGAAATCTAGGGGTATTGTTGACATAACTTATGATAAATTTTTGAGTGAGTTAAAAAAACAAAATGGCAAATGTTTAATCTGTGAAAAAGAAATGACAAAGCCTCAAGTGGACCACGACCACAAAACTGGTAAATACAGGGGCATACTTTGCATACCTTGTAACAATGGATTAGGTGTATATGAACTACACAAAAAGAAATTTGAAAATTATTTGAAAGGTGACTAAATGACTGAAATGAAATTAATTGATGGTGTATTTAAGATTGACACATCGGATGCAATAACAAATATACAACAAACGCCGGCAGAAACTATTGAAACGTTTGATTTGGTTGCACCAGATGATCCAATCCTACGTGAAGTGATGCCGCATTTTGACTTTGAAAATGCAATCATTAACCCAACAGATTTCGCATCTTCTTTGGTAGAAACGTGTAAGAAGAATCATGGTGTTGGATTGTCTGCAAACCAATGTGGTTTTCCATATCGTGTTTTTGTAATGGGTGCCGGAGATAACTTTGTTGCTCATTTTAATCCTGAAGTTACTGAAACTAAAGGTGAAGACCACATGTTGGAAGGTTGTTTATCTTTCCCATTACTAGGTTTGCGTATCACTCGGCCAGCTGAAGTTGTGGTAAAATACCAAGACTTCAATGGTGTTGAACATACCACAACATATGTTGGTCTATCGGCACGTTGTTTCTTGCATGAGCTTGACCATATGAACGGTATAGTGTATACTGATCGTGTGAAACCGTTGGCACTAAAATCTGGTTTGAATAAACGAAACAAGGTTATTAGAAAGATGGCAGAATACCAAGCACTAATGATGAAACAAGCGAAACAACAGAATGGCAAAAACTCCGTTAGAGTACGTTGAGAAACAGTGGACTGAGTGGCAGGAGAACAATCCTGTCCACGAACACATTGATGAAGAACAACTGAAGAAAACACTCATTGAAGACCTAACTTATGCGTCTTCAATGGATGTTAGAGAATACACACTATATCAGAAATGGTGTGAAGTAAAAGAACGTTATCCTGTACAAGATGTCTCCACATTGTGGGGTGATGAAGTGCATATGGTCAACAAAGAACAAGAGAAATTGATTCAAAAAGTCAAGAGTAACTTTTGGGTTCCTAGTTCACCTGATGATTATGAAAAGTTAGAACCTGTTATGCAGTTGCATAACGGTGAATTGGCTGAAACATGGAACGCCATTCGTACATTCTCGTCTACCATGAAGAACAATTCTAACATTGGTCGTAA